AACTAATACCGGTTCTGTCTTCCCCATCACCCATTCACCGCGTTTATTATCTTCTCCTTTAGGTGGTGGCACGGTTTGATGTACACTTCCGGGTATTAGCCCTATAAATTCTTGACCACAAGCGTTACAACGAGTAATCTTGATAGAGCCATATCTTTGCAACTTCCGGCATGTTCCCATTTTAGGGATGCTTCTTTCCGGTATTTCAATCGTTCCTAATCGATAGGATTTACCGATTATGCCACATCTCTTACATTTATATATATCATGCGGGCGTTTTCCTTCTATCGTCACAATATTGGTTTTCTCCCATTCGTGACCACCTTCAGATAAATTAAATTCTTGCATATCTTTGATTTTACTAAGATTAAACAAAGGCCGGAATTACCCGGCCCTGTTGTTATTATACCTTTTCTACATAAATCCCAACCAACGCTGACAAATCCTGATAAACCGGTTGTCCGGTGTTCCGGGTACATCTGTAAGTAACACCGCCCTGAGAATAGTATTTGCCGGAGAACAGTTCCATATTGTTATTGTACGGTATTGGGTCATCCTGCGTTCCCGCATGCTCCTCGTTGATTTCCTCATAGAGGGCCGCGGTATCAATGCTGGGGGGCTGGTTTGCCAGGACAGTGGAAATCTCCTGTCTTACCCGGTAGAGGCGATCTTCATACCGGACGCGGAATTTCGCTTTCAGAGTCTTGCCGATGAAGTCTTTCCATTCAGGGTGGATTTCCTTCAACTGGAGAGCTTCATTGTTCGTCATGTCGGTATTGTTGATGGTCATTTGCGCAAAGAGGACCGCTTGCTGTTCCGGCGTTTTCTTGGCCGAGGCGATAGCTACACGTACTTCCTCCAGCGTCATGGAGGATGGTTCCGGGTAACCCTCCTGAAAATTGATTACAGTCAGCGTTTCGATTGTACCGGCATTGGCAATAGAATCAAGTTGCTTTTTGATGTTCTTATCGCAGTCGCCATAATTAGCCAATACACGACCGGAAACGAACAAAGCTTCATCGGGTGAGACCTCGACCACTCCGGATTCTGTAATAAGGGGAACAGTTGCATCGTTGTCCTTCACCGCCTGTTCCGCCTGGCTGCGCAACAGAAGTATGCCGCTTCGCTCCAGTGTGATATTCTTTCCGTCCAGTACGAAACGGCCCACAGCTTCCTCACCGCTACACCATATCGACATGACCGATTTAACGTCCGACAAATCAGGCTTGAACAAGAACGTTTCTTCCATGTAGTTTACGCCTTTCACTTTGCCTTCTTTATCGGCGGGGGTGTCCTGTACATCCCAGCGGACATTCCATTTGTTCTGATCAGCGTTGATACACTCAAACAGTGATACGCCTTTAGTTCCTTGTAGTCTTTTCATTTTGTTTCCTCCGTTTGATTGTTTTCCGGCACGTAAGCCGAGATATAGGTTGTTACTTCACACGATACGATAACGCGGCCGGAGCCCTTGCACTGGGGACAGACAGCACCGTCTTTTACTCCCTTGCCCTCGCAGACCTTACAGGCTACGATATGAGGCGGAATCGTCTTTTCACGTTTAGGCGCAGGTGATTCCATTCCGGCCGGTTGCTGCGATTCCGGCCGTCTTTTAACCTGCTTTCTTCTGAATCTTTCTAAAATACTGTTCATTTCGATTATTATTGATTGTTACTACTATCGTCTGCCGTCCAGTTGACCGTTACGACAGCCTTCAGGCGTTTATTCCCTTTGCAGACAGGGCACTCGCATTTGACGCGCTCCCTGTATTCATCCATTCCCCAGAACCAGCCATTGCCGTGGCAATAAGTGCAGGGGATGCCGCCGAACTCCACCCGTTCGACCGGTTGCTCTTTCGGGAAAAGCGGCGGCTGGATAAGTAGTGCGTGTTGCCCTTTGCTCATGCTTCCGTCATGCCTAAAGGAATACAAACCCATGCTCCGTTCTCGTTCTTCACCTCAGCCCGGATAAACTGTTTGCTGATGGCCGGCTGGTAGGCTTCCTCAATGATCTGAACGCCTTCCATGAAACGTTCCGATCCGGTCTCTTCTGCAATCTTGCGAAGCTGAACCACACGGCTTGCCTTTAGCGTGCCCTTAGCGTCACGAGCCAACAGGCGAAGCACCATTTTTACAAGAGCTTTCGTCTTTTCATCGCTCGCCAATCCTTCGATATATTCTTTTACGATGGCGATTCCGTCTTCCACCGTATCCCGGTAGCCGTCGGTGGTATAAACGCCCACGGTGATACGCTTATCACCCGCCGAGTTGGTGAAGGTGTCGGAACGCTGGCCGTCCTTTTTCAGTTTCAGGACTTCCGACTTCATGTCGATCACACTGCGGAAGTCGTCCAACACAGCCAGTTTCGTATCCTTGATACCCTGGCTTAAACACTGCAAGGACGGGATTACCCGCTCAATGGTCTCATCTACCAAGTCCTTGTAGGCTTCGCGGTCGCGTTTGGCCTGTTCCCTGGCTTTCTTCTCGGCTTGTGCCGCCTTGAATGCTTCATACTCCTGCCGTTCTTCGGCTGTCATTTCAACTGTCTGTTTTACTTCTTCCATGATTCTGTCAGTTTAAAAATTGATTATCGTTGTTGTTTTCTTTCTCTTTCCGCTGGATGATCCGGAGCTTGATATTTACCGTTTCCAATTCCTCGACAGTCAGTTTCCGGAATTCCTTGCCAGCGATCCGAGGATTCATGCAGTAGGCATCCACTCGGTTCCAGTCGGTCGTGTCGATACCCATCTTCTGGAGTTGTTTCAGTACCGCCGAGCGCTTCCGGCGAAGTTCCTCGCGGTAGATTTCCCGTGCCCGGTAGCCTCCGGCGGTCTGTTGCATCGCATCACACATGGTGTCGTACTCTTTCGCTGTCATTTCTCGGAGCGATTCAGTCCTACCGCCCGTGTACTGGCTTACCAGCGTTGTTTTCAGTTCGTCCCGGTCCGTCGTAGGCAGACGGTTCAAAAGAGTGTAAAACCGGGCATAATTACGTGCTTTCATTCAAAATCCTCCTCTTTTAGTCCGTACTCGGCCATTAATGCCGCATGCGATAGTTCAGAAAAGCGATCGGATAGTTCACTGTAGATATACGACTGATCCAGTGCGGGAAAGACCATTGCCCGGTCTACTGCGTCGTTCAGGATTGCTTCGATGGTTGCGTCCATAGTGTTATCTGTTTAATTGGTTTGTATATTTATTCGCAAGCGTATTGGGCCGCGCCTTCTTCCCAGATTGTATAATGGTTTCCCGGCTTGGTGATAAAACGCCCTTTACT